CGTTTTAGATGGTTATTTGATTGATATGCCAAATAGAAACGAATTTAGGATTGTAGAGGTGTAATAAATACCCCTAAAATCAATTTTAAGCCCGCTTAGGCGGGTTTTTTATTGTCTAGGTATATCATTACCTATGTTTTATTTTTTAATCGTTTTTAGATAGGTTTGTGTAATTTTATGTTTTTTTACTAAACTCATTATAGTGATATTGTTAGTAAGTATATATAGGGGTTTATATACTCATTAGATATTTGAATAAATATCTAATATATAATATATGCCCGTTATTCACAGTTTATCCACAGGTTTTTCCACAGACTTATCCACAGTTTTTCATATTAGATTAAAAAGATTATTTGCATTAGATAAAATAATCATGTAATGTGCAGTTTCCTATAACCTAACTGGAGAATTAAAAATGAAGTTTTGTGTTGATTGTAAGTTCTACAATCCTAAAAAACAGGATTGCATACGCGAGGGCAAATTAGACCTTGTGACCGGTGAAACCCTCTATCCGTCCGCATATATTCCTAGAAGCGGTACAACAGCTAATGATTGCGGTGTTAATGCACAGTTCTTTAGTCCCTTACCCGCACCAACTCCCTTACCAACTGGCGCAGACCCTTTTTAGGAGTATAGCGATGACTACATTACTTTACGGCATGGAATACAAGCCAGACGTTAAGCAACAAAAGGCATACGAAAAGAAAAGACAAGCTGCAATTAAGTTACTTGGTGACAAGTATTTATTAGCAAAGCCCATACAAAAGAAAGGGGATAAAGATGAAAAGTTCATTGCTAATCGCTTTACTAACAGTTCTATCCGGTGATTGTGATGCCAAGATAATTGGTGAAACTAATAATCAAGGGAATGGCAAGATTATTATTACTGACGAATTGTGCAGAGATAATACGAACCGCCTAGCTTATTCTGTCATGAATGGTTACAGCACTATTTTCGGGTGCTGGACGTACGATGATGAATACATCCACATTAGATGGTATGACAATGATTTTAGGTCTTACCCGCTTGGTGGATGGCTTATTTTTAATGCAAACAAACCTAATACCTAACTGGAGATTTTATTATGGCAAATGATAGAGCAGATTTTGCGCCTGAGATACGTAATCAGGCATGGTGGGCAACAGATACCCGCAGAGCAGTCAATGGGAAAGCCGTTGAAGCTATTTTAGAGAAGCAAGGTAAAAAAGAGCTAGACGATTTATCTCATATTGAAGCCGTGCAAATGGGTCATGTCATGCAGCCCGTTATCGGCACATTAGTAACTAACAAACTAGGACTGGAGATTAAAGATGCTGACTACTCTCTTACTCATTCTCGTGAGCCTTGGTTGCGCTCTCATTTTGATTTCATTACTTCTGATGGAAAAACCTTGGTGGAGGCTAAAAACTATAATGCAGGGGCTAGGAATAAGTTTGATGCTGATAGCAATCGTGTTCCTGCTGCTGATTATTATCAGTGCTTGCATGAAGCTACTGTTCACGGTGTTGACCACGTTATTTTAGCGGTATTGTTTGGTGGACAAGAGTTTCAAACGTTTGATTTTAAGTTTAATGATGAACAGAAAACAGACTTTATTAAAGAGATGGCTGTATTTTGGGGTCATGTCGCTAATAGGACAATTCCAGACCCTCAAACGATTGATGATACTAAGCTCGCATATCCGCAAGGCGGTGAAGGTGTTGTTACGGCTAACGATAAAATTGAGAAGGTAGTCGCATATCTCAAGCAAATCAATGGCAGTATTAAAGACCTAGAAGCGCAAAAAGAGGAAGCAGAAGTATTCCTACGCAATACGCTCGGCACAAATAGCGAAATACGGACTTTCTCCGGTGAAACGCTTGTGACTTGGAAAAACAGTAAGCCAAGCAAATTATTTGATAAAGACTTATTCCAAAAGGCAATGCCTGATTTATACAATCAATTCCTTGTTGAGAAAATGGGTTCACGGAGGTTTTTACTAAAATGAATAAATGGACAAAAGAAAACTTTGAGAAGTTTGATGCTGCACATCCAGAGATTTACAACTTATTTAGAACCTTTGCTATTCAGATCGCACAGAAGCGTACGCATTACTCCGCTAAAAGCATATTCCATCGTGTGAGATGGGAAACCGCAATGGGAGATGCAGAAGGTGAATTTAAGATTGATGATGGCTGGATTAGTCACTACGCGCGTAAGTTTGTAAAAGACTATCCAAAATACAAATATTTGTTTCAATTTAGAGTAAGACGTTTTGGTTATCACGGAGGCGATGATGAGTAAAAGACATAAGTGGTATAACGAAATTGTGGCTTGGGCATCTGGTGCAGAGATTGAATCTTATGCTGGTTTGGGCGATGAAATTTGGGATGATGAACCATATCCTGACTGGAATCACACAGTTTTAAAATTCCGCATTAAACCAACACCTAAAGAGCCACAGTATTTGTATTTGTATGTGTTTGCAGATTTAGCAGATTGGGAAGCAACAAGGATTTCTGTTTTTAATTGCAAAAAAGATTATGAAACATACATAGGCAAAATTAAACTAGAAGGGGATGAAAATGAGTAACGCAATAGTTCCGTTTACGGAGATGCAACAGATGGCTAAGGCTATTGCTCAATCCGGATTGTTTGGCATGAAGGATGAAGCAAGTGTTTTAGCATTGATGGCAGTTGCACAAGCAGAGGGATTACATCCAGCTACGGCTGCACGTGATTTTCATATTATACAAGGCAGACCAGCACTGAAAGCAGATGCGATGCTTGCACGTTTTCAAATGGCAGGAGGTACAGTTGAGTGGCAAGAATACACCGATAAACGAGTTACAGGGATTTTTAAGCACCCAAACGGAGGAGAGCTTGCTGTTACTTGGACAATTGAACAGGCTAACAATATCGGGCTTATCAAACCTGGAAGCGGATGGCAAAAGTTTCCAAGAGCTATGTTGCGCTCACGATGCGTTAGTGAAGGCATTAGATCAGTATTCCCAGGCAGTGTCACAGGCTTTTACACCCCAGAAGAAGTCGAGGAGTTTACGCCACCAGCAAAAGACATCACGCCTAAAAAGCCGGACTTAAAAGCGGTTGAAAAGATTATTGATAGCATAGACTCAGACGTTGTTGATACCACCGATTTTTTACCTTTAATGCTACCTGCTGGCGATCAATACGGCATTTATGCAAATGAGGAAGAATGGATACAATCTTACGCTGATTTAACGTCTAAAATTTATTCTAGTATGAAACTATCAACTGAGGATAAAGAAGCGAAATACAGCGATTTACGCAAGGCTAACGATGACTTTATTACAAAGCTCTCATTACCAAACAAAACCAAGTTCTTTGAAACTGTAGAATCAATCAGAAAGGCTTAATCATGGCTAACGGATATACTTTCCCAAACTTAACGCCAAGCAAAGGCGTTTTATACACTAATCAAAAAAAGTTAAAAGATGCACACCCCGATTTTCAAGGTGCAATCATGTTAGCTGATGGTACAGTCGTTAAAATCTCAGGCTGGACTAAACACACACCAAAAGGCAAGCTAATCAGTCTAGCAGAGGATAATTATGTGCCTAAATCTCAAGCCAATCTTGAGAATAACAGCTATCCTAGAGAAGTAACTCCAGAGCCGGACGAAAACGATATCCCGTTCTAATCTTATAATGGTATAATATGATAACACTTAAATTGCCTTATCCTCCTAGTGTCAATAATTACTGGCTTGCATCCGGTCATAGACGATATATCTCTAAAAGAGGTAAAGAGTTCAAAGACCATGTTGCATGGTACTGTAAAGAGCATAAAGTGAGTTCTTTTGGCGGTGTTGATGTTGAGGTGCATATTGTCATTCATCCTAGATCAAAAATCTTAATGGATATTGATAATTGCGCTAAAGCCATATTAGATAGCGTAGAAGGTGCTGGAATTGTGTTTGATGATAAGCAAGTGGTTAGGCTTGTTATTGAGCGTGGCATTTTAGTAAAAGGCGGTGGCTGCACAGTCACTATTAAGAAGCACTCCACAAGCTCAAGTGTGAATCTACCGAAGGTAGATAGTTAGGGAGTTGCGCCAGCCGACTTCTTGAGCAAGCTGGCACTTAACTTAGAGGGATATTATGAAAACTAAACTATTTATTAGTACACCGATGTATGGCGGAATGTGTTTTGGTTATTACACTCAAGCCGTACTGCAATTAAACAACGTATTACGCGAAAAAAACATAGACTCGATGTTTTCCTTTATGTTTAACGAAAGTCTCATTACACGCGCTAGAAATGCGCTTACGCACAACTTTCTAAAGACTGACAGTACGCATTTATTATTTATCGACTCAGATATCGGTTTTAACCCGCATGATGTTGTCAAAATGATTGAAGCTGACAAAGATGTTATTGGCGGGATTTATCCTAAAAAAGAAATCAATTGGTACAGCATCAAACAAGCTATGGACAATAACGTTCCATTTGATCAATTGAAGTATTACACCGGTTCATTTGTCGTAAACCTTGTGGATTATGCGGCAGAAGTAACCGTTCCAGTAGATCAACCTATTGAAATCTACAATGCAGGGACAGGCTTCTTATTGATTAAACGTGAAGTGTTTGAGAAGTTATCTGAACACGTACCAAGCTACAGCAATGATGTGATGGACTTGGGCGGGACTAATCAATTAAAAGAGGAAATTAAAGAGTATTTTGCCACCAGCATAGAGCCAGGGACTAATCGTTTGTTATCAGAGGATTATCACTTTTGCCATATCTGGCGGAAAATTGGGGGACAAGTGTACGCTGCGCCTTGGGCTACATTAACCCACAATGGCACATACAGTTTTGAAGGGCGTTTAATTCCAGCGCCTTAAAGGTTATGGGGGAAAGCGGTGCAATTTTTTTAATCAAAAAAACAAATTGTCCGACGACACGCGAGTACCCCGCCATTACTTATCGGCAACCCCATCTCTTACGAGCAGCTTTTCCTCGCGTTCCTTTCCAGCTTTTACTTCTAGCACAGAAAGATTTATGACGAGGGCTTTTAGGGTCTTTTGTTGGTGCTTTAAGGTTTGAGCCAGTAGCACGGTTATGCTTCTTTCTACCTTTTTCAGTTAAACCAGCTCCCTTAGAAGCCGGTAACTTCTCACCACGACCAACAGATAATTTTACGTTCTTACGTGCCATTAGCGTTTAGATTTGCGTGTGTTTCTTGCTGGCTTCTTATTCATGTTACGTAAAATGCGTTGTGCTTCTTTAGAGCCGTACGCTTCGTTTTCGCCACCTTCTCTAGCGGCTTTGTCTTGTGCTGATTCTGCCATGATTATCTCCTAGTTTTACGTTTAGATTTACGTGCTGTACTTAGTGCTGCTGCTACTGCTTGCTTCTGTGGACGACCAGACTTCATCATCTCTTTAATGTTTTTACCAATTGTCTTGCGACTAGAACCTTTTTTTAACGGCATCATTCACTCCTAGTAAATAAAGCGACTTCGGCTTTCCGCCTACGGTCTAACCCATCATTGACTTTGCCACCAGCTTTATTGTATTTAAGCCAGCTTTGCATAGCCCTTGTTTTATCCCCTCGATTAATCTTTTGACGGACTTGGCTTCGCTGTAATACCCCAAGACCAAGATTAAAGCTAAAACATACAAGAGCATCAAACTGATTCTGTGTAAGCGGTACAGATATATAACGCTCAATCCCTCGTTCAAAACGGGTGACATCTTTAGCCAATAAACTGTAGCACTCATTTACTGTTAGCACCCTGTTCCACTCATTAGGTAAGCTACGACCATCCCCAATAAGATGCCCAATCCCAACAGTCCACTTACCAACGCAATCAACGTACGGACTCGTTTTGATGCCTTCAAATTGTTTGATGAGGTTAAGCCCATTTATGCTCGTTTTCATTGCTTGCCAAAATGTCTTGCACCAAACCAAAATCCAATTACAGACGACCAGATCACCTGAGTTTGTTCATCCCACAAGATGCTCATAGCATTGCTAAATGGGACGTTTGTATGTACTGCGTAATAGAATCCAAACACATCCACAAAAATAAAACAAACAAAGAAGCCAAAAGTAATTGCAGGGCGTACCAACGCGCGGATGTTGACCACCCATGTTGACGCTCCAACTGCACTGGCTGTATCTTGGGCGTAGATGGCTTGCATTTGTGCTGATTGGGCTGTGATGTCTGCGATGTTTTCCTGCGAGGCACTTTGAGTTTGGAGTTCTGCATACTTTACTTCCTCTAAGTCTTTTTGAGCTACATACCCCAATTTTTGCAATTCTAATTGCTGTTGCATTTGAAGTTGAGCCAAAGCAAGCTCATGTGATTTATCGCTCTTATCCTGGAAGAAGTCCAATATCTTAGGGACGCTTCCGGATAAGAAGCTAATAATCATTGAGATTAAGGTAATCATAGCGCTTTAAAAAAGTCTTTTAAACGATCAAAAGCGTCATCAGATAAACCAGAAATTTCTTCTGGAAGGCTGTTTGCTTTAGATTCTAAATCGGCAGCTTGCGCTACTAACGCTTGTGCTTGTGATGTTAGATCAGCCGCTTGTGTTGTTAAATCAGATGCCTTAGTACGGAAGTCTTGTGCATCAGCTAATAGTTTCTCTTGAATTGTCATAGTCCTTCTCCTGGAGTGATATAAACAGTTGCATTACCGCTTGCAGTGATGCCAGCCAAGTAATTATTTGTTGTCACATAGCTCTGAATGTTGCTTACTACTTTTGTAGAGTTAGCACCCACAGGGAAAGAAGTTGTTGGCGTTCCTACCGTTGGTGCTGTTACGCTTACATTTGAAGCTGTGCCAAAGTTTAAAAACACGGCTACATTACCAGTATTGACAATCATAAATTGATTTACAGGACTGACAGAAGTAACCGATACGTTAGAGGCTGTTGTGCTGGCACTAAGTACCACCGTATTCCCCATTGGTTGAAACGCAATATTATTAGCCATGATTAGTAAATGCTCTTTTTACCTGCGTTACCTGGGCGTGATGTTGCTGAGTTTTTTACTGACCGATCAGCAAAGTCCCAAACACCTACAAAGCCAGGCGGCAATTTACCGTTAATGTGTGTATTAATGCCATTAGCAGTTCCGTCACGTGGCAATTGTGGACGTACAGACTTAGCTATCTGTTGATTGAGCTGCGGGCTTCTTTGATTCATTTTCATGCTTATCTCTCTTTCGTAATAAAATTAAACTAAACAATGCGAATAGTGCCACTGTTCCCAATCTTATTAATCCTGGCAAATACATCGTCCAACAAGCCAGCGTGAATACCATAATCAAAGCAAGTATGACTAATAAGCGTTCATTTAAAACATTAAGCGCCAAGCGCACAAGTGCGATTGTGTCCATTATTATCCCCTAATTTAAAAAATGCAATTTGTACTATAGCACTATTCATCATCAGTTGGAATAAAGCCACTTCCCCATTCATCGTCCGAGATCTTCTGTTTAAGTTTCTCAATATTAATCATACGATCAATAATCTTACACTTGTCAGTTAAAGACGCTGTGGTGTCCACCATGACTTCTTTTAATAACTTCGCTATCGCATCTTCTAAATCGGGATTTAATCCCTTTTGTTTCTTACTCATTAATAATCCCCAAATAAATATCTGCCGCCATAATAAGTAGCAACACCGCCCAATCCTAATCCGCTATAAAGCAGCGCTTTTCTAGCTGCAAGACTTAATGTGCTTCTGGCTGACTCTGCTGTTGTATGCGCTTCTCTTACACGGCTAGATTCTTGCAACATAGTTTCATATTGACGTTGATCAATAGCCCCATCATTTCGTAACTTTTGAGCAAAGTTCTCATAGTTTCCAGCAATTTCATTAGGATTATTTGAAACTCTAATTTTAGATTGCAATGTTTCAAAATCTTGAGCTTTCTCAGTTTGCAATTCAATTTGTTTTTGATAGTTTTTAGCAATATCCCTTGCTGCTGCACCACGACCCGTAGAAGCTCTAACATTAGCTAAATAACGTTCAACCATGTCTTTAGAATTGATCAAATTAAGCATATCTCTATTCTTACGAATATAAGATTCAATTTTTTTAGGATCTCCGCCAAGTTCTTCCAACTGTTGAGAAAAATATTTTTTAGCTTGCGCTTCTGCATAATCTTTATTTCCGCCAAAAGCATCCACTAAGTTTCTATACGACTCTGCATTAGCAAAAACTTTACCGGGGATATTTTCTGCGGCTACTTTTGAATAGTTTGTGCCTTTCCCGATCAATTGTTCATCAATTAAGGCTTTGCCGATTTTAGATTGAAATGCACGTAACGGCTCTGAGTCTTTGCGGTACTGATCAATAAATTTATTAATTTTTCCTTCTGAAAACTCAGACATAATATTTTCAACTTGGTCAGCCAATTTTCCGGCTTGTTGTTGTCCAATTGCATCAAATCCTTCTGCCGGCAATCCATAAGCACGATCTCTTAAAGACCTGCGTAATGTTTCAAGACCTTCAAATGAGGGAGGATGATTAACAACTTCACCTGTTTTTGCGTCAATGCCAGTGCCTTTTAAAGCGTCTCTGACTTGAAATAATTGACTTCTAATAGATTGCACAGGCACATTAGATAATTTTGTGTCTGGGTTTTTTACTGCATCATCAATATATTTAAGCGCATTAGTATAATTTTTAGTATCAGCAATGGTTTGACCTGATTTTTCTTTAGCTAACGCAGTATTAAACGCATCTGCTTTTAATTTTTCAGCATTAGCGTTTCTAACTTGTTTTAAATTAGTATAGATTTTATCTGCTTGAGATTTAATATCTTCACCAATAGCTCCTTTAGATACAGGAATAGGTTTAAAACGACCAGCTTCCGTTTGAACAGTAACGCCAGGCAATTCTTTTAATTGCAGTTCTGTTTTACGTTCTTCTTTTGCGCCAATTTTTTCTGCAATTCTAGCTTTTTCTTCTGCTTGACTTGCTAATTGATGCGCTGCTTCTGCTTCTGCACCGGTACGATTAATGGCATAATTTCTTAATTCATCAGCCATTTTGCGGACATCTCCGCCATACGCTTTTTCTAATATGTCATAAGTTGATTTACCAAATTTATAAAGTAATGGAGCAAATCCAGAAAATGTAGCTCCCATAAGCGCATTATTAATTGCAGCTTCACCTTTAGCTTTACCAATATCTTTTCCGGCTTCTACAGGCTCAAGCGCTGCCCCAGTTCCACCAGCAATAGCACCACCTGATCCAACGCGGCTTAAAAATTTAAGTAAAGTTGGCAATTCTTTTGTGACTTGTAATGCCTTAACTTCTGGGGTAAGCATTGTTAATCCATACGTGCCCATTTCACCTATAGTACGAGGATTAATTATTGCGCCTTGCATCTCAGGCGTTTGTTTAATTTCGCTTACTTTTTTACCAGCCCACTCTTGTAATGGTTTGTAAGGAATGTCTTGTACTAAACCAAGCAAAGGCAATTCAGCCCCACGGAGCTTCTCTTGTTGATACTGCACATCTTCTTCTAATTCTTTTTTAATAGGATTTACAGGTTTAGGAGGCGCAGGCAAATCACTAATATTTGTTTTTGGCGGTACGGGTAAATCGCTAATATCAGCCATTATTGATATCCTTGTGTTTGCAAGTAAGCCTTGGCTTTAACCTCATCTCCATTAAAATGAGCTTTAGCATAGTCAGTTAGTTTTTCGCCAGTAGGCATAGGTTTAGCATTAGGTGATTTATATGCTGGTTGTGGTCCAGCTAAATCTGTTACTAATTTAACTGCTTGATCATTATTTAATCCTGCGCCATGCAAGTTTCTAAATAAATCGCCTCTACGTTGATTTAATAACGCAATGTAACCTGATTTCGTGTATTTAGTTGGGTCTAGTAAGTTGCCCCCAACACGCATCATTTGAACAGTTACTTTGCCTCCTTGCGCTGCTTTTTCAATTGCAAACGCATTAAACACCGCTTGTTTAATAGCAAGTGCGTTTTTATCTGTTGGATCAATTGCACCATTAATTAATTGATTAACTTGATCGTCACTAAATTCTGTTTTGTCATCAGAAATAGATTTAATTTGCTCTTTAACTTTAGATAATGTGGCAGCTACACCAGTACGCACATCTGGATCAGAAAACGTTTTAATAGTGTTATCAATTGTTGATAGACCAATTCCGTTATCTACAATTTTTTGAGCTTCTTTATCGTCTTTAGCTTTTACCCCTAAAGTGTTTTGCAAGTAAGCGTTTGGACCTAATTGTGGACCTTCTCCTTGTGCTTTTGCACTTGGTTTAGTTAAACCTTTAGTCCCTGGCAATAAACGACGTTCACCCGTAACTTTATTAACTTCTACCAATCCTTCTGGACTTTCGTAAGTTTCAACGTTACCGCGATTATATTCAGCAACACGCAGATTAAATTCTCTATTTTTATCTTGTTGCTCTTGATGGAATTTTTCTTTATCCCAAATTTGTTTAGATTGTTCTTGAATAGTCTTATCTAAACCATTTAAATATTCCATATACTTTTCTGGACCTTGACGCTCCAAAATAGTATTGGCTAATTGACTGCCGAGCTTTGCTTTGCTTTGAGCAATATAAGCGTTATAAGCATCTCTATCCGTTGCTAACAATTGCATTGCGTGTTGAGCATCGTCTTTAGCATTTGTAATGATTTGTTGGACTTGTTTAAATTCCTCGTCAAACTTGGCTTTCTCTTGATTCCATAAGTCTTGACGCCCTTGTCTCCAACCTTGCATCATGCCAGTCATTGCTTGCATAGAGTTCATCGCAGACATTTTTCCATGACCACCAAGAGCAGTACCAAGTAATCCCATTACGCTAAATAACGTAGCAAGGGATTGAGCATTTTCCTGTGTAGGATGAAAGGCAAATCCACTCCATTGTTTTTTAGTTTCTTCAAGATCTTGAGTAATACGCTTTTCTTCATCGGCTTGATGTTTTGCCCAATCAAACTTTGCACCAGCTTCATACTCATTAATACCAGCTTCACCTTTGGCTTTTAATCCCGCAAGCTGTTGTTGATTTTGCAAATAGTTTTGTCTTAGTCCTTGTACATCTTGCAATGATTGTTGAGCTTGAGCTTCTGTCTTAGGGGCAACATTAATCTTAGATGCTCTTGAATAATCAAAAGTAGGAATTTTATTAATGTCAGTTCCAAGCAATTGAGAAATATCAGACGCAGCAGGATAGGCTGGAGGAGTCACAGCCGCATCAGGTGTTGGCGATAGTTGTGGATTATCAAGAGCCATTTACGTCTCCTTACAATGTAGTAGCAGATCTTTGAGTAACAAGTGTTGGTGTCCCAGCAAGGATGCCAGCCATTTGAGCATAGAAGTTTTGATTAACTTGTGCCAATTGCTGATCCATTTGTTGCTGAGTTTGAATAGCACCAAGCGCATATTGATCGCCAATTTGAGCCACTTGTAAGCCATAATTATATTGATTGTTAAGCAATGTTTGATAAATGTTAGCCAAAGTATTAGCGGCTTGTGTTACGCCAACTCCGCCAGCATTAGCAATCCCTTGTTTAACTTGTGCTTGTGCAGCTTGATACGCTTGCATAGACTCTGGAGTCAATTCTCCACGTGTTGCTTGCGAGATTAATTGTTGACCTTGTTGTTGATAAGGAGCAGCAATCGCTTGCTCTTGACCAGCCGCAGCATTAATTTGTTTTTGAGCTTTTTTGTTATTTAAATAGCCTAATAAACCAGTACCACCAGCTAATCCTAATTTGGCTAATTGATCGCTATTTAATCCAGTTAAAGATGTTAGCTTCTGTATTGCACTTTGATCTTGTGCAGGTTTAGTTGTCCCCGCTTCTGTTTCAGTAACGGGTGTTGTTTGACTAATATCAAATGGCGATACTCCTGTTGGAATGTTAGGTGTTGGAATATTACCGCCAGCACCAGCGCCGTATGTAATACCGGTAGAAGGAATATTTCCAGGAGCAAGACCAGTTA